TGCAGGTCATGGCGTTTCGTCCTGCGGAACCGCGCTGATCCCCATCATCGCCAACGCATCCAGCGGCAACGGACCGCGAACGACGACGATTGTGTCCGGCCCCAGCGCTGGCTTTGCGCTGTCTGGATCGGACGGCGTGTAAAGCTGGATCATGCCCTGCGCGGCTGTGGCTTGCACCAAGTCTACCACCTCATCAGCATCCCACTCAGGCCGCTCACAAGGCGTCATAGGGTCCGCTGCAAACTGGTGGCTCATAAGGCTGGTGGTGCTGTAGAGATTGCCTTGTGCGTCCGTCCAGTTGGCCCCGCGATAGGACAGCCCGTCGGCTTCAGAGTAGCCCTTGCACATGCCCAAGTGGTTGGCTGCTGTCATGTGGGCTTCTGGTACTAGGATTGTGAGCATCATAGCGTTGGCCTCTTATTTAGGGATGAATTGTCGGACGGAGACGTTGTCGATGTTGAATGTTTCACCGAGGACGCCACCTACAATTCCAATCTGAAAAAGTGTACTTGTATTCGTTGCGATAAAGTCTCCAACGGCCACCCCAGAATCATTTACTGTAATCACATCAGAAGTACCAGTAACGACGCAACGAATTGGATTCGTAGGGGATAGTGCTGTTAATTCAAAAGACACTCGATATCTTTGCCCAACGATAGTTGAGAGAGTTTGGGACGCGTCCATAAAAGTAGGACCAGCGCCAGTTCCCGTGTATTTTAGTGTCCCATTATCCCAAGAAATTGTACCGTTTGCGTCTGCATCCCACCCACTCACATCAGTATCAAACGTCCCATTAGTAACCAACTCCGGTCCTGCTGGTATAAGCAACTCGGATGCTGGTGTCTTACTCGCCACGTAGCTTTCCACCTTGCTGATTGTGGTGTCGTCAAGGTTGGGTCCAAAGCGGATGATGCTGGTGTCTTCGTATCCGTTATAGAACAGGGATGTACCTGCACGAGCGCCGAAGTAAATCGGGTATGCTAGGTAGTTGCCTGTGCCTTGGCTTTCGGTGGATTGGGCGACTTGCGTTCCGTCGATGTGCAAAGCCACGCGGTCGCCGGAAATGTCACTAAAAGCCGACACGACGCGAGTTGTTGGTGCGTTGTAGGCGGCGCTTGTAGTTCCGGCCGTTCGGATGATTGTGCCTCTGGAAATTGCTATAAACTTAGTAGAAGACCCCGGAGCCGCTATGCCGAACGCACCATTACTCGTCTCCGAAATTGTGCTGCTTTCAATAAGGATTCCCGCCGCCGCATCCGACAGCTTCCGCACTCCCGCAAAGACCTGCACCTTATCCGTCCCCGGCGTGATTGTTCCGGTCTGCATAAAGTGTGACGTGCCGTTGTACCAAATGCGACCACGGCGGGCCTTGCCTTCTTCGGAGACGTCCAAGAAAGAGCCTACGCGCTGGTAGTTGGTGGCTGTGGAGCCTTGTTCGAGCTGAGCGCCCCAGATATAGACGCCGGATGTGCCGTCGCCTATAAAAGATGTTACACCGTTTCCGTTTGTGACCCATACTGTTGGTGTGCCTATTGTGGTAGTTACACTTTCAACAATAGTGCAACGGAAAAACCCACCATCAGCAGGTTCGATAAGACCAGTTACACCTGTCTGCGTTCCGATAGTTCCGGTAGACACGTCAAACCAAGCAAAACCACCTGCTGTCTGTAAGATAATCCAACTGTATCCCGCAGGCTTTGCATATATTGAGAACGAATGTGTCCCACTACCTGAAACAGAATTTGCATTAAGTTTGTGCTGACCAGATACAGCAGTCGCTATTAACTTATCAGCAGTAGTCGTTCCATTCGGTGCCGCACTAGCGTTTGCTGCTACAGTGGCAGTAGTCTTAACCCAAAACGCATTGTCGAATTCCTCAGTATACTGCAACAGGTTCCGAACACCACCCACAGGGTGCAGCGCATAGAGTGGCCGCGCGGCGACTGTGGCTTGGGTGCGGTGGTTGCCGGGGAGTTCGCGGACGGAGAACGCAGATAGCCAAATCCTAGCGGCGTTCGCCGCTACCGTAACAGTGCCACTACCCGTGGCCTGCAAAATAAAAGTGTAAGTCCCATCAGGATCTTCGAAACTTATAATGCCGGAATATGAATTGCCACCCACGGTAATAGACGGGTTTCCCACTGTGTGGTTCAACTTTGTAAGAGTTATCTCGTAGTATTTTCCAGCCTCAACAGAAGCGCCAAAATCATAGAGAGTCGCATCATCAGATATTTTTTTGATAATACCATCTTCTTTTACCCAACCAGTGCCTTGATCCCCAAGCACCGCAAAATCAACTGTATCCGGCCCCAAGGTAAGCCCCTGAGACTTATCCAACTGCAACGCCACAGCATCACCGGGGGTGGTTACTGGCGTAGTGCCTGCAACATCGGTGAATAGGGTGTTCGCGTCGTTGGCCTCAAACCAAGCACCGGGTTCGCCGTTGGAGAATAGGCGCAACGGGTTAAACCCGCGCTGCGGTCCAAACGGCGAGGCAAAGCCGTCAAGCGGGGAGGATATTTCACGCATGGCTGACAAATACCGACGCGGCTTGCTGACAAAACGCATAAACCCGAACAGCCGCAATGCCGGGAAACAAATCAGACAGCGTTGCATTGCGCTCACCCTGTCCGGGATTGTACCGGATCGCGTCGTCAAAGTCCGTCGGAGCCGTTGCACCTGTCGTGCCAGCCACAAAGATATGATAGCCGCTCTTATTTTGGAACGTGATTGACGACACATCCGCGTCGGTTAGCTGCGTCCATGCCCCTGCGGTCAGGGTTGCGGTGTAGTTTTGTGCCATTTGTTTGCCTCATTCATTTGGAGGGTTAATCTTCGGTAATTACAGTCGATGTTGTCAGGCTTGGGACAACCTCCCTGCGCCGTGCGCGTCTCACTTCGCCCTCAAGGCGACGTATCTCTGCCCGCAATGCAGGCACACTGTCGATGCGGTCCCAGATGCTCGATTGCTCAGGTTCTGGCGACGTTATAGCAGGAAGCGTGTTTTCTGTCATGTCGGCATCTCCGGCCATGTGATATTTTCAGGAAAGCCAGCCTGCTGCGGTATGTCCCGCAAGGCTTGGCGATAGGTGGCCCATGCGGCCTGATCTACAGGCGCGTCTGAGACTTGCGTCCAGTCGGATGCGGCTAGGAGGCGGTCGCGGTTGTAGCGGATCGCCTGTGCGGCTGCTTCATCCATCAATCTTCCCTCCGGCGCAAAAGATATAGGTCGCCTCTACCTATATTCTGTCCAATATACCTGACGCGCGCTCTGGTTATGGATGTCGAAGACGATAGCTGTGTTGTTCTATAGCCGCCAAATGTAGAGCCAGAACCCTCATCCCAATAGCCCGCGAAAACTGTAGACGCGAACGGACGGCTTCTACGCGGCGAGCAAATCCAACAATCAAAGTCAATTCTATCTGATGTGACAACAGTGGAGCTTGCCGTAGATGTAGTGGCTATATTGACCCAAGATCCCCCGACAAGGGCATCAACGACCCATGTGCTCGCAGTGGCGTTAGCTGAAATACCAAGATTTACGCCTAAGAGCCTATATTCGTAGTTATTTTCGAAGTTCGGGGTCTCAGCCGTAGCAACCGCCCCGTCAGTTGCAAAGCTATAGTAAACACCAGTACCGCTATCGCCAACATTGGTGCGGTTGTAAGAGTGCCACCCCGTTGATAAAACAGGCGCACCGCTCGCCCCTTCAGCCAGTGCTGTCGGGTTTTCAAACGCCGCCAGTGCCTTGGCGCTGGTCCACGGCTCGCCCGGTAGAAGGCTGCTTGTGCTTTGGTTTGTCCAACTTGCCATTAGTCCCTCACTGTATCACATAGCCCGTGGTGCCGTCCGGCATCAGGCCCGTGTTCTCGGTAATATAACACGCATTTTCCTTTTCCGCATCAGTCGCGGTTGCGAAGTCAGGCGCGGTGTTTTCCATGATGAAGCTGGGCCGCTCATACAGTACAAACGACTGCGCTAAGACGCGATAGGAAAAGCCCGGATCGGTTTCCTCCCATTCAATGATCTGCCAAGGCTGCGTGGTCGGATTGCCCAGCGTGTCGAGCACGTCATAGCTGGTGACGTAAACCACATCGCCCACATTCAGGTCGGCGTCTTTGTAAGCCACGGTCAGTTCGATGTATTCCGGCGTCGTGCGGTAGCGTTGCAAGAACGACGCCTGCACCAAGATCGCGTTGAGGTCCGTGCGCAGGAGTGGGCTATACCAGACAAGGTTTCGCACCGTCTCGTCTGCGAAGAAACTGCCCTCGGCCTCGGCGTCGATCCTGATGCGCTGCTGGCGGTAATTGCGCGTCTCGGTCAGGCTTTCGGTCGGATCTCGGCGGTCGTAGTAGATTGTCACGCGCGTGCGGCGATCGTCAGGCGTGCGCTTAATTGCGCTGCTCACAATGGCATTGCGTTCGGTCAGGGTATCGACAACCGCGTCAGGTTGGCGGTTGGCAAGCATCTTGATTTCTTGCGCCCGCTCATCCCACCAGATTGAAAACATGCCATCCCGCATCGCTTCGGCGCAGACCTCGGACACGGCGCGCGGCTCGGTGAATGTGCCGGTCCCCGCCAGTGTGGAAAGCCAGCTATTGCCTTCGCTTGTCCAGTCGGTTGCGTAGGGAATGAGGCTGGCCGGGATCGTCGTGTGGTTGGTCAGGAGATCGTTGACCATCTGCCAATACAGGATGTCGTCGTAATGGCCCACGCGCTGCAAACCGTCATCAACGCTGTGTTCGTCCGCTGTTGTACCCAGAGCGCCTCGAACAACGCCGGTGAGTGACCAGACCCCCGCGCTGCCGCTGTATCCCGTGTATCGGATGATCTCGGACCCCAAGCGCCCATAAAACAGCCCGTCATTGCCCATCGCCGTTGAAACGTCAGTCTCAAGTCCGCCCACGCTGATCGTCGTCGTTGTGGCATCTATGTCAGATTGCAATCGCAGGTCAGTGGCCGGAGGAAACTGCGCCTTCTTGCGCTCTGCCTTTGCAAGCGGGTCCATGCCCGAAATTGTCCAAGTATCGCCGCTCGGCGGGCTGATGTTCGTCACGTCATAGCGCCGCACGGTCATGGCTGCCAACGCCTGCCCTTCCTCGCCCGTGTATAGGTATATCTCCAACTGCGGGACGGCCTCGCCCAACCATGCCAACAGCAGCCTCCCGATGCTGCCCTGCACCGTGCGTTCGCTGGCGTAGAAGTCGCCAAACTGGTTACGGAACTCAAAATCATCTAGCGTGACGCTGATCGTGCCACGCAAGCCAAACGGGCTTTCGCCCTCACGCACGGCTCCGAGATTGATGCGCGTTGGTTCGGTACGCACGGTGCGCAGGATCGGGATGCTAGGCCCGCGAACCTCATTGGCCGTTGGCAGTCCTGCCGTGAGCGGTGCCGGATCGCCGTGGCGGTGGAAGTACCAGCGGATTTCGCCATCCAGATTGTAGACGTTTTTTGCCAAGCATGTGTTGTACGTCTGAAAGCATTTCGGCGCGCCTGTGGCCGTGCAAGTCCCGACGCCAAATCGCAGATCGCATCGTTTATAACGCAACTCAACTATTTGGACGGTTTTGGTCATTCTACCGTCACTCCAAACTCAGCAAGTGCGCGGCGAAAGTCGTCAGACGGCGTGCAATAAACCGTCCCGTTGTGGAATACCGTTTCCGCCGCCTCGCATCCAGCGTCTTCAAGGTTCCACCAAAACTCTGCAAACGCCTCGCGCTTTTCTTGAGGCATGGCGTCCAGCATTGGCCTTGCTTTTGCCATAAAGTCATCCCAGCGCTGCATGTCCACCCGTATGGCCTCAACTGTGCTCATGGCGCTGCATACCCCATGCACTGGAACGTGACGGCCCCGCTGTTGGTTAGGTTGGGTCGTTCGCGGTTAAACCTTGGCCGCTCAGTCGCCCGCGCGTAGGCAACATCATCGGGATAACTAGACGGCTTGGCGGCAATAAAGAACGGCCCAGTGTTATCAACGTGATTGATAAAGCCCTTCCATGTGATGTCGCCAGCCGCCGCCCTGAATGTTTCAGGCAGGTTTTGCACGGTCAGGTCAAAGCGCAGGTCTGCGCCCTCAACAGCGCGGCCCAGAACGTCGCCCGTGATGCTCTGCTGGTGACGGTATCTGACTTGCTTGCTCTCGCTGATTGGCAATCCTGTGAACACCGACAACTGCGGCATTTCCAGAACCTCGCCCGCCTGAGCAACGGCGATCTGCGGCGCTGCCGAACCGCCTGAGATAGTGAATGCAACTGTCGTCACGGTCACGTTGGCAAACAGGAACACGATTGCCCCATCATCGTCAGGACTGATGCTGCCCTTGGTCACGCCACCCGCCGCGCAGGTGATCGTCGCTCCGGTTGATCCGAGATTGTGCGCTGCAATCGCCGCGTATCCCGTCGAGGCGCTTGAGAACGTCAGAGTGACTGTCTGAGACGTGCCCCCGCCTTCCCAGACGCTCCACGTCTCGCC